AGCCGCTCTCAGTAAATCTCCAAAGAAAAGAGTAGCCGCCGCCACTACGAACAACCACATAAAGAAAAGATACACAACCGGAAGAATTAGAAGCTTCCAAATTACTCGAATTGCCTCTCTATTTTCTGACATTACTTCTTTCCTTTCTTTGAGTCGTCGTCAATCTTTGAATTCAATAAAGCCAATCCTAGGAACATGAGAGCTAGCACAACAAAAACTACTGGAAAAGCTCCTAATTCCGGTGGTAAAACTTCCCATCCCATCTTATTCCTCTCTTTCTATAATTCACTTATCTTGTAGGTAGGCCCGTCGAATTTTACTGTGACTGTTCCTGTAGGCCCGTTTCTATGTTTTAGTATGATGTATTCCATCATGTTCTTGAACTTAGTATCTTTGTTGTAGTACTCGTCTCTGTAAAGACCGATAACAAAATCTGCATCTTCTTCGATAGAGCCTGACTGTCTCAAATCCGAGAGCATAGGTCTCTTATCATCTCTAGATTCTACCTGTCTATTTAGCTGTGAGCAGACCACGTTACAAATGTTCAGGTCGTTAGCCATCATCTTAAATAGTCTGGTAAATCTACCGATTTCCTGTGTCTGACCTTCATCTCTTTCAGTGAGGATTTGAATGTAGTCTAGATATACTACTTCAATTCCGTGCTTGTTTCTGAACTTGTTTACTGTAGATTCAATGTAATAGGGGTCGTTGGTTCTAAAGTTAGCATCTAGATAAATCGGTAGCTTCTTTAGCTTGTTCATAGAAGCATACAAAGCATCTATCTGCCCTTGGTCTAATGCCCCCAATCTTAGGTTAGTGCTAGGAATTCCCGTCTCTATACAGACCAATCTCTCTAGCAATTCCGATGGTCTCATTTCTCTTTCAATCAACAAGCTTGGCTTTCCCTGATAAGCGTCTGCTAGGATTGAATTACAAATCACGCTAGTTTTACCTGCCCCCGGTCTTCCTCCGATGATTACCAAATCCCCTGCTGACTTTCCACCAGTAACCTTATCTAGGGAAGGAACTCCCCAGCTTATTCCACGAATACCGGGGTTCTTGGTTCTAGCTACGATTTCATCAAACGTCTTGGCTGTTAGGTCGGAGAGATGTAGTACCCCATTTCCTCCCCTCATTTCTACGAGGTCGTCTAGACCCCTTCTCATTTTACCAATTACATCGTCAATGGTTTCTGAGTTTAGAGCCTCCTTCTTTATTCCGGAAGCCATAGAAAGTAGTGACCTACCTTTGAATGAGTCCACAACAATCTTGCAGTACTCAGGGAAGTTTTCTTCTTTGTAATCTTTACTAGCTAGTCTAGTAATGTAGTGCTTTCCTCCGACAGAATCAAGAGCGTTTTTAGACTCAAGACTTGCAATAATTAATGTCGGGTCAGGAACTTGCTGTCTCTCTGCCAAACTTTCTGCCTCTGCGAATAGTGCGATGTGAGGCTCGGCTGAGAACATGTAGGAGCGGATACCCCCGGTGTGATGAATCAGTTCTGGATTTCTTAGTATTGAAGAAAGAACCGCTTCCTCCGACTCCATTGAAAATAGCTTATTCTCTGCCATCCGGTTCCAATCCTTTCGATGATGGTATCTTAAGCTTTTTAGACTTGGTACGGTCTATCTGCTTGTCTAACTTTGCAATAAACCCCTCTAGTGGTTCCCTAGCCTGTATGCTCGAATCATGGTGAGAAGATTCAAACCTTCTCTTACATATCGTAAACAACAGCCTATAAGGGTCGTCTTTATTATCTGGATAACTTCCCACCATATCTATGACAGAAAAGAATATCGTAAATCTATGAAACACTTTCAACAATCTGTTGAACATAATGACCTCGGAGCGTGTAACTTCTATTCCGTACAGCGTACAGTATAGAGCCGCTAAAACGTTTCCGGGGTTAGTGCTAGCCTCTAATTTTTTGTAGAAGTACTCTGAGGAATTTTCCATACAAACACTTTCAATCCTTTTCTCTGGGCTACTTCAATCATGTTCTTTGTACCCCTGCTGGTACCGTCCCAGACTGCAATCAGAGCTTCGGCGTAGTTTGCCATCTCAGCGTTACGGATGATTCCTGCTGAGGCTTTCTTCTTTTTCCAATCCGCAGGAAAAACCTTGAGGGGGATGTCGTATCTGTTTGCGTATTTCTCACCAAACCTATCAACACCGTCCGCTCCTCCGGATACAACCTCGGTAATCTCAAACTCACTGGCTTTGATTGCGCTGAATATTGCCTGTTCATCCTTTATTCCTCTAGAACCTGCTATGATTACTTTCATTCGTATCCTTCCTTAGGCATTCCAAGTGAGGTCTCCACTACGTAGTTTAGAGTAGGCTTCTTCAAGTCTTTCTTGTGGAATATCTGCCTGATGTCCACAAGAACACTCTGCCCACACTTCATTTTCAGTATGCTTCAACTCATATGTATGAACGTGCTTTCCTACCCAATGAAACATTATCTCTTCTCCAATACTATGTAATAACAATGTGTCTTACGAGCGTGTTGCTGTACCTTCATGTTGGGGGAGAACAGTACATTATCTCCTCTGTAAAGAATGAACAAGTCTTTCACCTTATAGCCTAGCTCAAAAGCAAACTTCATGACCATATAGTGAGACCAGTATTCTCTGCCACCGTCAATAGTGTCCTGACATTTGAAGGCTACAATTCCACCCGGCTTGAGAATTCTGTAGAACTCTTCTAGAGCTTCTCGGTAGAATTCCCACAGGGATGGGATACTTGTGAAGGAGGAAAATCTATTGTGAATGATGCCTTTAGCTTCCGACTTCACTCTTACTACAAATGGAGGGTCGAACATAATGCTCTGTACGCTCTCGGCTTCTAGTGGTAGGTCGGTTGCGCTAGCTTTCTCTACACCTTCCACTACAGGATTGATGTCAAACTTTAGCCTCGGTGGTGTAAGACCTTCCCAAAAAACTCCCTTGCTATAAGTAGGGTCTACTTCAAAATTCTCTCCGTTATTGTGGAGTTTGATAATAGCTGTAATAATATCCTGGTCGTTTCTGTTTACCGTTCTTGCATAAGAAGACCAATCAACTTTCTCTTCTACAACCACAGGTTCGTCAATCATTCTGCTTTCCTCCTGCAATAACTATAAGTCCTGAAACAACTACACTTATTACCAACCTAGCGAGGAAGTCTATCTCTGTAAGACCTATGGCTTGAAGAATAAAAGTCATCACCGCGAAGAGTAAAAACGTAATAAAAATAAATGATCCCATTCGTTCCTTTCTAGTGGAGCAGGGGCATGACCTTTCAGCCATGCCCCTACATAACTAAGCCTTGAAGATTTCGTCTACTGCGGCGTTCATGTCACCTGAAATATCAGGCTTTAGAAAGTCACTATCTTCTAACTGCTTCTTGGCACGTCTTAGCGTGAAGATGTCTTTCAGAGATGTCTTGTTGTAGGCTACATCAATCATCTCGTCTCTTGACAACTCTACAGTTGCCTTCTCTAGGTCGAACAATTCCTCAGGAGCTACGGAAGGGTTGTTTTCCTTCCCCGGAACCCACAAAGGAATGACTGTAATGGTAGTATCTCTACCCGCACCCCTGACCACAAGGCGGAAATCGTAAGAACGAATGTCAATGCGTTCATCCTGCTCGTTGCGAATGGAGCGGGACATTACCTTCAAATCTTCAAACAAAGTCTTACCGCGAGATAGAACCTTGACTTTGTTCAACGGAGCGGCGTCGGGTAGTGGAGTACCACATGCTGAACAGTTGGCTGTTCTAATATCCTTGGTCTCTGTGGCGCACTTCGTACAAACTTTTGAAGGGGTCTTATCCAAAACATTGATAAAGTATCTGTCTCTGCGTGGAAGCCACCCACTAACATCTCGGAAATCTTCGGGATGTTCGTACATGATTTTCTTGTTGTTCTCACAGATAGGACATTCATCTCCTATACACTTCAACCAAGACCAGCCTACGTAGTGACTGTAGTTCTTAGTCTCCATAGGGTCTAGGATTCTAATCGTATGCTCTCCCTGCCCTAGCTGGATGAACTCCGTCTTACGGAATTTGCTACCTGCTTTCTTTTCTACGACTTCATCAATCGTTGACCCAAACTCGTATTCTGACATGTTACTCGGTCTCCTTTTCTTCGGTAATTGTTACGTTAAGTTCTTTCTCAATCCGTTCTTTTTCTTTCTTCAAAGCGTCCATTACATCAGAACCTCTAGCTTCTTTAATAGCTTCGTTGTAATCTTTGTAGTCCTGATAGGCGATGTCACAACTCAGCATCAAGTCTTGAAGAAGAAGCCTAACTGGTGCATCCTCCGGCAACCCTTCTAGGGTAGTGCCAATCTTGATATTCTTAAAATCGCCCAAAAAATACAAACGTTCAATGCTTAGATTTCTCTGCGCCATCCGTTGTCCTTTCTAAATATTAATTTTAACTTTAACGTCAGTAACTATTATATCCACTTCTCCCATGATGTTTCTCATGTAATTGAAGTTTACAGTTACGTCTTTAACTTCTACCCCAGTCTCGTCGTAGAAATCCTTCAAAGACTTTGACCAAGATTCAAACAGCGTATCTTCAAGCTTCTTCTTAGCTTCTTTAAGTTCGGATATGGACATGTTTTTCATTCTTCACCTTCTAATTCGTCTTCCATATCATTGAGAACATCTACAATACTATTTTCATGATTGACTATATTATACAACCTTTCAACGATTTTGTCAAGGGTACTCTTATCTTGCATTAATCTTTCCCGTGATTGTAGCTTTCCCTGACCTAGCTTTTCTTCGTCAAAGTAATAGTAAGAACCCCTCATTGTTAGAACACCTATCAGCTTCCCAAATTCTAGAAGGTCGTCGTAGTAATCAATACCCTGTCCGAAGATAAGAGGAATGGTAAAACTTCTGAACGGTGAAGCTAGTTTGTTCTTCTCGATTACGAACTTGACGTTGATACCTATCTTTTCCTCCCCCCTCATAAGGTGCTGTCCCTTAGACAATCTGATAATTACCGCTGACTGGTGTGATAGCTGGTGACCTCCCGGAGCGTGGAAAGATTTGATATAAGCACCGACATTATCTCTTACTTGGTTCAAAAGCAGTACTGATATGTTCTTGGTTCTAACTTCGTAGATGTTTCTTCTTAGAAATCTTCCAACCAGCTTGGGTAATTGCCCCATAGAATCTTTCTCGAAGTCCTTTTCTTTATCTTGCTTGGATACCATCGAGCCTATGGAGTCTATTACTATCA